ATTGAGTTATTGATCTTTTGCGAGGGTGAAGCTTCGGTAGTTTTTTTAAAGGCTCGATAAGATATTTCGTTTATAGTCTTACTTTCGTAAATACCAAGCTCTTCGTCGTCTCTATTGCGTATATCTTGACCGTAGTCGAAATCGCCGTAAGTATTTAGATAGTCTTCTTCTTCTTGTGATTCAATCTCCTTAACTACAAAATCTACCTGAGTATAGGCTGCTATCATTGCCTTTCTTATAAGCTCCCTTACCTTCTCTCTATCTTCAGAAGATCCTAGATTTTTCCCGAAATAATTCTTCATTATTCCAGTAATCTTTTTTTCAAGCTCTACAACCGGTAGAACGGCTTGACCTTCATCTAGTACATCGTAAGTCTTAGTATGCTTTTTTCTAGTTACGGACTTTAGTCCCATCTTCTTAGAATACTTAGTAGCTTGGTTATCGCCTAGTCCTTTTTTAGAGAAAGCAAAAGGAACTTTAACAGGACCTGCGCCAGTACCAATAGCCGCAGTTACGCTCATCTCTTTGAGCTTCTTCTTAATAAGCTCCCTTATAACTTGAGTCTTATCCGTTTGCATTCTTAACTTCATTTAAGAGTTCATAATACTGCATAAGACTTACCAGATGGTTGTCAGATACTTTTTCACTTGCACTCATTGGAATAATACCGTTGATAAGTTCGTTAAGTTTTATCTTAACAACCTCGTCGGTTACCTCTAAATTAATAGTGCTAAGCAGATCTCTTATCTTACTATATTCTTCGTTTACGAAAGTCCTAAGCTTATTAGTTGAAGATACTGAGGAGATAAACTCTTTTAGTACGTTCTTTTGTTCAGGCAGTAGGTTTTCATATTCGTTATTAAACTTTTCTAGAAGAATTTTATAGGCTAATAACCTTAAATCTTTTTCGTATTTACTGTATTCCTCGATTAAATCTTCTCTTGTATCTTCCTTATTAACCGATTGTGAAGTTAAATGCTCTAGAAGAGTAGTTTTATTCTCAATGAGTAGATCGGGGTTAATAACATCTTCTGAATTATGAGCTTCAGTCAAGCAGTATAATGCAGCTAGGGGTTTGTAGTTCTGAACCTTGATTGAAAAGAATTCGTCAAGGTTATAATGCTCTTTGATATCGGCAATAAGCTCGTACTTTTGCTTATTTAATGCCTCTCTGTTAAACTTCCTTGATATCTCTAATATGGTAGAAATAATGGAATTAGCTCTATTACTTGAAATAGATTTATTAGATGTAATATATTCGTAAAGTTTGTACTCTTTAGCTACAGGAGAAAAATTGCTATAATGCTTCTTTATAATAGAAATAGTAGCCGAATTTTTATTAGACAGAATATCTGCAGCTAACTGTTTAGTTAGCAATTCAAAAATTAGTCCTGTGTTTTTGAACTTTGAATGCTTTATTTTCATTACAGAAGGTTATACTAATAAATATTGGTTAATCTTCTAAATCTTTAATATTCTTCTCATCTAAAAGATTACCAGATTTATTTTCATCTTCGAACAGGACTACTTTCTTTGAATCAAACAAATCTTTATACCTATAGTATATAGCTTTGGTTCTATTATTCTCAGTTAACCTATCTTCTTCCCCCTGATATTTACCTTTCATATCGTCTACTCCTAGCCTATCTCTACCCAAGGGATCCTCTTGAGTGTTATAAATAGTAGCCTTTTCTTGAGGGCGTCCGGGCTCTCTCATATCCTTATCGTACCCCTGAGGAACATCCTCTCCTGTATTCCGTGCATTATATAGAGAGGCTAGATCATGAGGAGTACCAAAGGACTTACCTGTTGTAGCTGGGTCGTTACCTTCGTTCTCAATTTGAACTAGTCTGAAGGTTCGTTTAGCATCTTCCTGTATCTGATCTCTAAAAGCGTTATACTGGTCTTCTGAGAAGTTGAAGATATTTTCGTAAATCCAGTTAGAGGGTACAAGTTTAGTTTCCATCATTGCTGATGCTAGCTCCACCCTCTCCTTCATAAGCATGACTTTCTCCTGCTCATAGATTATTGAGGAAGTTGAAAGTTTAAGATCGAAATTTACTAGATCTTCACCTTCATACCCCTGTGCGTATAGGTGCACTAAAGCTATTTTAGTAAGCTCTGATTCCATAATACGCTGCACTCTTTCTATAGTCCTAGCAAATCTTATATCTTCAGCAGCTAGAGTAGCCTTACCTGTCAAGTCTTTTTCATAGCCAAAGAACGCTTTAGGTACTTTTAAAGCAGCAAAAAGCTTATCTCTTAAGTAATTTATATCTTGAATACCGTCGTAGGTTAGTCCGGGGGTGGTATCAATTTTTGTAGCTGTATCGTTTCCTCTTACTGGTATGAAGAAGTCTTCCATCATGTTCTGAAGGTTGAACTTCAGGTTGTACTGACCTGTTTGTGGGTCAACGTACGGTGTCTTTTTCATATTAGTCACCGTTTTCTGCATAAACTGCTCGACTTCGTTAGGAGGAATAGTGCCTACGTTAACATAAAAAATCCTCTTTTCAGGAGATCTTACAATACGGTGGATAAGCATTGCGTCTTCCATAAGGTTTAGCTGCTTAAAGATCTTCCTTGCAGGCTCTAAATAAGAGCGTCCGTAAGGGAGGAAGGTAGAGTCGGAGAGCAGCCTAAAGTGTGCAATCTCGTAGTTTTGAAAATAAAGCTTAGAGCGATCAGTTCTAGGCATATAGTTAGGATCTAAGGATGCTAATAGGCCGTCTGGATCTAGTATAAATCTAACTGATGAAGGGTTAGCGTTATCATACCCCTCTTCTCTTGCCATATTGTATACAGTATATGGAATCACGTTGTAAACACCGAATCCCTCAGCAATCTCAAGCTTTAGAAAATGATCTCCGTACTTACACATCTGCCTAACCCACATCCATAGATTAAATTCTATATTTAAAACGTCATAAAAGAGGTTATTTAAAACGCTCTTTATATTCTCGTCGGGTGATTTGATAGTTAGAATTTCGTGATACTCGTTCTTTAGAGTAGCTTCATCACATAAGATATCTAGAGAAGATGCAATAATAGCATCAGTGTCCATGGCTTCGTAATCGGAATAGAGCTGTTGACGGAGTGTCTGGTAGTTGAGGTTGGGGTTAAATATGAATTTGTTATTGTAAACATATAATCTTGAAAACCTATCTACTAGAGAGTTAGTCTTATATTTTCCCGAAGACTGAATCTGGTTGCTGTCAATTACCTTTAGGTTATTGCCGCCAACGTTCCTAATAACTACGTCAGTAGAAAAAAGGCGTTGGAGTCTTGAGAATAAATCAGTATTTGCCATTAAGGTATGATTTTATATAAATAGTCATTAAAGTACCCAAGAAATATCTTCCGCTCCGTTAGGACCTTCGATTAGGTATGGATTGTTTGATTGCAAGTTTGCACTAGAGTAGACTGTAGGCTGTCTATTATTTATAGAGCTTAAGGAGGATAGTTGAGCTCTTACCAAGTCCATACCCTGTTGCCTTAGTCTGAGTGCTGTATCTCTAATATATAGTGCTATACAAAAGCTCATTATTAGGTCGTCGTTGTATCCCGATTGAGCTTCAGCTCTACCGTTTTTCCAAATAAAGACCCTTAGTTCTTCAAGTAATCTTTTAGATTTTATTATTACTAATCTTTCCCTGATATACTCAGTCATCTTAGCTACTACTAAAGGACGAGTCTTTAGAGACATAATAAACCCCGGTACTAATTGGTTATTTTCGAACTTGCTCATATAAGACTCTACAGTCATATTCTCAGACTTAGGAGAGTAGTAGAGGTTGCGGTACTCCCTTTCAAGGATCTGCTCAATAGTAGACCACCCCATCGAGGCGTTTTCTACTACTAGTAAAGCATCATTGTATTCTGAAGATAAGCCTACTAGTACGTTACCGAATTCTTTAGGTGAGAGCTTACCTTTATATTCAGCTACTTGAGTTACTGTCTCCACGTCAAGTACATGACATGCTGAGTAGTCAGCTCCGTCACCCCTAGCTACGTCAGCAACAACCATATAGGATCTGCTGTAGTCAGGGATCTCCCATACCCATAAGTTGCTATCAACTCCTCTTTTTTCTATAGGATCCTGCATGTAGGTTTCCTCGTAGTACTGAATAAGTTCAGGTTCGATAACGGTATTTCCGGAGGTAAGAAAGTCACAGTTGTGAGATATTATTTCATCAGCTATAAATAAATGTTCACTAGAGACATCAGTTGGGTCGTATAGAAAGTGCTTTCCTTTTAATAGAGAAATATCAGTAACTAAAATAGTAGGTGCGAGTTGCTGTCCTACTGCTAAATTTTGCGCTAAGACTATTTGGTTGTCAATTACAAACTTATGATCAAGAGATGCTTTTACTTTTTTCCCGTTTGATAAAGATAACTCAATCACCTCTGATTTAGAGGTTTTTCTCATACCTGAGAAGTCCTTATAACCGCTAGGGGTTAAAATTTGGTACCTACTGTTTGCCTGAAACTCTATCATATCTTATGCGTATAAATTTGCATCCTAGCTTTTCTTCAATAAGTTTTTGTCTTAAAATATCTTTATCAATAAGATTGTTTTCATTATTGAAATGATGTTTTTCATCTATTTCTAATGCAATATTAAAGATAGGATCATATGCATCTAAAAAGTAACCCAGTTCTTTAACGTAAAACTCTCCTCCGTTTTCAGCATGCATAAACTTGTATCCATGTTTTTTCCCGTAGTCCTCTATCAAAGTAATACTTTCCTTGTTGTATCTAGGTGCTAACTGTCCTTTAAGCTGTTCTAGGTAAGCAATAGTACTTAATCTCATCTTTAACTTAGTTTCTTCCGTATGAGGTTTTCCTAGCTGGTTTCTTTTATAGTCTGGGCATAGCCTGCAGTATTTTGTCCAGTTATAGGTTTTTCCGCATTTACACCTTAGTAAATTTATGTTGTAATTATGTTCAACTATAAATTTTATTCTATTTGTAAGGTTGTATGAGCTTTTATAAGTTTTTTGTTTTGTAAAAATTTCTTTAAGAATAGAAGTATTAACTAAGACTGATTTATATAATCTAGGATCTTCCTTTATGAAGGTCCTGTTCTTAGCCTTACCTATATATTTTTTATAAATTTCATTCTCTAATAAAACGTCTCTTGTTATTTCAGGAGTATACGCTTGCAAAGAATCTAATTGCTCTTTTACATTATCCCAATGCTGCTTAGTACTGCTTTTCACAAGAATGCGACTTTTATAATAAATAGTCATGTTCTTGAGAAAGGAGCTCATATAGCTGCTCTAAAGATACTGTTTTTTCAGTATTTGTAAAAGTATCTCTAATTTTAACCAAGCTTTCACCCCATAGACAGTCACACTCCTGCGCTGCTAGTCTTGGTCCTAAGATTGAATCCTGCTCATCTCTCCAGTCTTGATTTCTTTCCGGATGAGCGGTCCAGGGAATACGGATAGGTAGGAATGAATTTTCGCTTGCTACTGCTTTGATCCAGTTTTTATGAAACCAGTTACCTACTCCGTTAGGAGTTGAGAGAGCCATACACTGACCTCCAGTAGCTAGAGTTTGTTGAGCAGCTACAAACGTCTCTTCGATGTTATCAATAAATGCTGCTTCGTCAATAAGCAAAAGCGATACTGCTTCTGATCGTGCAGCATCTGAGTTTGATGATTTAGCTTGAATTTTAGATCCGTTAGTAAGACGGAGTGATAGTTTATTGTATTCCTGACTCTTTACCTTCAACCAAGAAGGTAGGTTTTCATACATAAACTGTGTCTTAGTAACAAGGTTTCTAGCCGTACTCTGGGTAGTAGCTAGTGCTAGAATGTTTTTATCCTTATGAAATATCATCAACCATAGCGAATATCCTGATGCTAGGGTAGAAATTCCTAATTGCCGGGACTTTAGTACTGTGGTATATTGGTTGTCTTTAAATAAATGAAGTACCTTTTCTTGAAATGGATATAAAGCAAAAAGAATACGCCCCCTAGTAGGGTGCTGTATATAGCAGTACTTCTTCATAAAGTAAGCGGGATCTTGAGCACACTTTAGGTACTCAGCCTTAATCGCTTCTTTTATGTTAAACTCCTCACTCATAATATACCCAGCACTAAGACTATCCCCGCCCCTGTCCCAAGACCGGTCAACAGTCCCTTCCAGTATTTAGTAGATTTTTCAGTCTTAAGTAATGCTATTTCTTTATCTCTTATTTCTAGCTGAATTTTATTTTCTTTTACTATTTCGTTAAGCCCTTTTATAGAGCCGTCTTTTTTTACTATTTGCTCTTTCTGAATTTCGATAACATCTCGAAGGCCTTTAGCTTCTCTAATCCAGCTTTCAAGCTCTATTTTACATAGGTCACCTAATTCAATATCAGCAATAACTTTCCTGACCATATTGTCAGGTAGGCAGATTAGGGTATCTCCGTTAATTATTGTAACGCTTTGCGAAGTAGCTGGCAAGCTCAGTAGTAGAAAGCTTGCTAAGCTGAGCCATTTTTTTATTGAATTCATCTTTTTCTTTTTTACGGGTTAGTTCTTCTAGTTCTAATGCCTTCAGAGTCGAGTCTGCTTTGTTTTGTAACTTTATAGCTTCGTTTTCTAATGAAAAAACGTAGTTTTTTAAAGAATCTTCTCTTGCTTCACTCTCTAGTCTTTGATTCTCTAACTCTTTCTTATATGCTCTTTTATAGGGATTGAAGGATCCGCTCATAAACATAATTAAAGCAAAGACAATAAGTCCCGGTATTGCAATCTTTATTATCGTCGCTAGGTCTAGTTTATTCATGTTCTACGGTTTTTCCATCTACTTGGGTAAGCTTAAAGATTTGCTTTCTAAATTTCTGTTGAGTAGGTTCGTGGATTACAAATGCTGTAATTCCATCTCCAGCTACATTATCAATATAGTAAACCCTATCGTCATTTTTAAATTTTACTCTAGAACCTTTACCCAAATTATATTTCTGAATAATTTTTCTAGCATCTTCTACGATAAGAAATTCAGCCATTAAATCTAATAAGTTCATTTTTAGTAATAAATAGTTATATGGTGTTATAGTAAAGTTGCGATTCAAGGCCCTTTTCAGGATCCCAGATTAGTGCTTCAGCTGATTTTTTAGCACTTATATATCCTTTGCTATGATGCCATGCATCTGTACCAGATAACGAGCTCATAATTCTAACTATGACTCCTTGGTATTCCTCGGTAGACTTATATTTTATCTCTCTCTTATGGTGGAAATGCCCTAAGTGAAATTCTCTATAAAGAGTAGTAGCCCATTCAGACGGCACTTCTTGCGCCATAATAAGCGGAAGATCGTTCATTTTCTCTTTATCTCCATGAGTATATCCTAAAAGGACTTTACCGTACTTGTAGTATTTTCTAGGATTAGGAGAGTTGTTAACGGTAACGTTTTCGTTATTAAAGAACCAACCTTCTAAAGAATCTCCTAGGAAGAATGTTTTTTCAAAGTCGTGATTCCCTGGTATTATAACTATATCTACCGGAGCTATTTGGGTTAGCTTTTGTACGTTTTCGATTATAAGCTGTCTTCCGGTTCTAAAGGTCTTCTGCCATCTAGTATCTTCTTCTTGCGGGGTACCGGCGGTGGTTGAGTTATAGGGATGAGATCTATCAGAATTAAAGAAATCGTTTCCTATAGGGATTACTACTCGCTCTATTTGATAGCCTTTTGATGCTTGAATAAAATGATCTATGCAATCACTAAACCTTTGAGTGGCTATCTTGAGATCGTAGTTAGCTCCCACTTCTTGCTCCCATGCAATCTTACCTAAGTGAAGATCGAAAATATTAACTTCTAACAGTTTAGGTGATCCCACTAAGTCAGTAGAGTAGTTAATTTTTTTCGATAAAGGTGAGAGTAGCTTTAGATCTTCAATAAACTCCTCACGAATAGCTTGTAGATCTTTAATCTCCTTTCTACTCCTAAGCCAGATCTTGACCTGAAATAATGGAGTAGTTACTATTTTATCATCCGGACCTTTAGCTCCTACCTCCCAGGTGTTGACTATCTGACGTTCTATTTCCCAATCCTCAAGAGAGATATTGTAGATAACTAGTAACTGGTCTACGGTTACTATTCTTCCTAGAACTTCAGACGAAATGA